ATACTACTCCGGATGCAGTTCTAGCCATCATATTAACACAGAATTCTCTAGAGTTTGAACTTTTGTATTTTTCTGCATACTCATAACGTACTTTATAAATATCCTTATCCAAATAACTACTCGCACTTGGATTACTTTTTATAAATCCTCCTAGTTTTGTGTCTTTTTTTGGTGTAATATATTGCTTTGCCCAGTCTTCTATGCTTGTATTATTGTCGTCAAACTCTCTTTTATCTACTAACTCCCACTCCTCAGAGACTAATTCTCCCTCAAAAGAGTTAATATCAAAACATTCGTGTTCATTACTTAATGTCTGTACTGGTGCTACTTGTGGAATAGATGCTTTTAAACCTACTAAAGAGCGTATTTCGTCAGCAGTCATACTCTCAAGTACTTTATTAGCTACCAAAGGACTTAAAGAGTTAATTCCGTCTATAATAGTGTTAGATTTTTCAGTAATAGTTAAGTCATTTACTGCGTCTAAAGGTTGTAATGTTTTAAAGTATAAATCTAAAGTAATTCCGTTAAACGCTAGTATGTTATTAAACTCTTTTATAAGTAAGTTTTGAAATGGTTTGATTACTGTGTTTTGCATTAAGATAGTTGCAGTCTGTAATTCGTCTGCATTGTTACCAAATCCAGAGTTATCTTTAATACCTAATAGCATCGGACTAATAACTCTGTGAGATACCATTATTTTACGCATACTTTCGTCACTTAAAAACTGGTATTGATTATGAGCATCGCTTAACTGGACCGGAGTAATAGTTGCACCGTAATCATTGGAATCATTAAACGAAAGTATAAACCTTCCAGCATTTGAAGTACCAGAAAACTTTTGAGTAATTGCTCTTTCGATGTCTCTTTGCTCATCCTCTGTTGGAGTTCCGTTATTAAAGTTAATTAACATACTAGGAGCAAGGCCATTCATAATATTATTTAAATGGTAGTTGCTTATTTCCTCTTCTAGTTCGCAATATTGCAATCCTCCTTGCCAATCTGGTGGCGAGTAGTAATAGAATCCAGTTTTATAAGGTTTAATATATAGTATCTCTTCGCTCTCTTGACTTGTACCAAATGCCGGTAGTTGCATAGGTGGTTTTTGTCTACTTACTTTAGTCCAATCGTCAGCATAAAAATAAAATTCTACCTCTCCCTCTTCGTTACATTTACCAGATCGTAAAGTTTCAACTGGCCAATGATTACATTCTACTATCCTAGTTCTGTCTATTGAATAAACAATTTGGATAGCACACTGACCCATAGCTTTTAAATCATAGCATAAACGCTCTGTAGTATCGTCATCAAATAATAACATCGCTTGTGCAAAGTCTTCCGGTTTGATTTGAGCATCTGATGCGTCTAATCCTTGCCCAAATATCATTTGACTAATTCCGTTTATAATAGCGTTATTAGTTGGACTTCCATTTATCCTATCTTGAATATATCCAAAGTAATTATTATCGTCTCCATAAGATACCCACTCTTGGTTTCTTACTTCGATAATTCTAGGACTCGTATATGTAGCTAAACTAACTACTCCGATGCCAGTATTTTTAGGTTTTATTTCTGCTTTTTTTCTCATATTATTGAAGTACGATATAATCGTTATTGTTTGTATTCAGAGTAATAAAATTACCATTGTTTATAGAGTAGTTTTCAGCACTCTGGTTAGTCGAAAATAGTCTGTCCTTATATAAGACCTCACTCGATGCATTTAAGACGCTTAATTCAAAGAATCCACCCTCGTATAAACAAGTTAAGTTACAGTCTATGTAAACTAAGTCATAAACATTTGGATATATATTTGTAGGTGTAAAAGTAAATACTGTATTTTTCTGCTCATCTCTGACTTTTAAAGTTAAACTTTCTCCCTCTATGTAGTTTCTAGGAATAGTTATAAATCTTTGAGATGCGTTATCTTGGTTTACTACTGTCATAGTTATATAACGTATTTTTATTTTTTTTTGTAAATAAAAAAGGAGTGAAACTAATCACTCCCTTTCTGTTACCGAATAAACCTCTATAGACTGTCTTTATTACGGTGCTATCTGTGTTGCAGATGAACGAGTAGTAACAACTGTTGATGTTACAAAAGGTGCAAGGATTGGCTCTTCGGCAGTAATTGTCAAAGTGTATCCATTCATATCTCCTAATGCAGTTCCACTTGTAACTGTTCCGTTTATATTACAACCTCTTGTTAAACCAACTGCAAAATAATTTCCGTTGTTATCCTCTACAAAAACGTGTGGTCTTTGTGAAATAGCTTTTTGTAATTCTACATTTGTTAAAACGTCAATTTTTGTCAATACCGCAGTAACTGTCTGAGCATAAAAAGTAGTTCCATTTTCGTCACTAGACGTAATAGTCTGCTCTAAATTATTTCCTCCTTTTACTTCGTATTTGTAAAAGTTTGTCCCAGCACCAGTAATCGCAGTAAGTGTCCCAGCAGTTATTGTCAAAGTTCCAAGCGTACCATAGTCAGCAAACCAAATGTTTTTGATTCCTCCAACTACGTCCTTACAAGGTAACTTTCTTCCCGTAGCCATTAAGCAAGTACTCATATTTTTTTTATTTAAAAGTTAATAAAAACCGCCTATTTTACTAGGCGGATATTTTAATTTATGCTATTCCGTAAGTAACTGAATCTGCTCCGATACCTACTTGTAAGCCTCTTGAGAATCTTGCGATGAAACGTACATTTTTGCTTCCGTCGATGTCAGCCATATCAATAGTTTTAACAACGTTTGCATCGTCAGCCAATCCAAATCCTACGAATAAGTTTGAGATTTCAGCAGCTACCATTGTGTTAGCTGGTAAACCATTTGCAACAAATACTGTAACTCCGTCAAAAGTTAACTCTCCACCATTGTACCAAGTTGTACCGGCAGCGTTAACACCCGCATTTGAAGTAGCAGCTACAGAGAAACCACCTAACGCTCTTACGTATGCTTTAGCAACGTTTTGAGAAACGTAAAGTCTTAAGTCTTCACTTCCGTATAATGCTGCTGGAATTCCGTCTACTACTCTTCCCATTTCTGCGATTACATTACTTGAAGTAATTGTCAAAGGAGTTCCGATAACTGTTGCTCCGTCTGTTTTAAGTAATTTACCAAGTCCGTTAGTAGCATTCCATAAAAAAGTCTCAGTATCGATAGCGATATCTTTTAAAACTTTAGCAATAAAGAAGTCTGAGAAAGTTGCTGGCATAACATCGAATGAACTGAAACCCATTGAATTTGCTTCCCAATCTTGCTCGAATGGAGTCTTGCACAAGCTCAAATTTACTTGTTTTTCACTGACTGTCAGCACTTTATCTGATAAGGTTACTGTTCCAGCATCAGTAAAATCGCAAGTTGCATCTGCTACTAAACCAGAGATAACTGCTTTCTTAACTGTTGCTTTGTATTTTACGTTTGGAATAACTGTTACTGCATTGTTTGCGATTGTGTTCGCACTTAATACCGCAGCTGCGATATATTTACCGGCAAATTCTCCGGCATAATTTGATGTGATCGTAGGTTGATTAGCCATTTCTTTTTATTTTTTTAAGTTTATTTTTAATTAATTAGTTTGATAATGCTGCCATTATTCTAGCCTCTGTATTAGAGATGTTTTGTTTTGTGTTTGCTTTACCTAAATTTACTTTAGTGTCTGCTGGTTTGTGTACTGTTGCTTTTTTAGATACACTAGAAAGTGTTGCTTTCATTTCAGTTTGGTAACTCATACAAGCATCGATATTAGCTTGTAACTCTTCTAATTTAGGTTGTAGTGATTCCATTACTTTAGTTAAAATCTCTTCTAACGTAGCTGGAACTGCCTCTAGTTCTACTTCTGTTTCTGGTGCAGCCTCTTCGGTTGCTTCCTCTTTAGTTTCCTCTTCTGGCTCTGTTGACATTTCTACCTCTTCTGCTTCGGCAGATGCAGCAGCTAATTCGCCAATCATACCAACTTCGTAAACTTCCAAAGTAGTACCATCTGCTAATAGATAACTTCCTACTTCTAATGGTGTTTTGTTATCTCCATCAATAGCAAAAATAGGATTTCCTACCTCAAAGCTATCGGCTTCAACTACAGTACCATTATCCAGAGTCTGTTGCTCTAACTTCACGTTTCTGTGAAGTAACGCATTGATGCGTGATAAAATTTCTGTGTTTTTCATATTTATAATTTATTAATTCTTAACATATAACGAACTGCTATTTTTTTTTGCATTTTCATTCTGCTTTTCTATAAATAGTTCCGATGCCTT